TGTCACTACGACATCTATATCTCGCATCTCAGCCAATTTATCTCTATCTAGAACGAATACCTCATCTTCCCACCAAAACCCAATTCCAGCTAATCTAGGTACTCTATCGATGCTTATTGCACCACCTACACCAAGAAACCTTTTTCCTTCTGCTTCTACAACTGTGTAGTCAGGAATTAGCTTGATGTTGTCGTACATGTGGTCACCAGTCCAAAATGCTGGATTGTCGTGATTACCACGAATAACGTACATGACATTATTGGCCACTTTCAATTTAGCATCTAACCTCTTAAGCGTAACACCACCATTGATGATGCTATCGCCCATACCGAAATCACCAACATGAAAAAGGTTTAGCCCCTTCATTTGCTTAAATAGGTACTCAAGGTACCCGAAGTTACCGTGGATGTCACCAATTATAATCATTATTTCTTCTTGTTAAACTCTTCTTGTTTTAACGTGCCCTGTATCCTAGTTATTAAGATTCTACAATCTACTATACCTTGAGCTTGTCTTTCTTTATCCTTTTCCCTGTGCCTTTCCATAAGTTCAGCACTTTCTTTCCAAAATCTTTTAATTAATTCGTCTCCGTCAATCATACTCTTATCTGTGTTGCAGCAACTTCGTCTGTAATTGCAATGTTTTCATTGTAGAACTCATCAATTCCCGTTACTTCCATAAGTGTACAAATTTCCACCTCTTTAGGAATATCAAACTCATAATCTTCGCTAGGTAATTCTACCTCCATAATCATAAGTCGGGACGTTAAGAAATCATCTAGTTCCCAAACTAAATTACCTATTTTCTTTCTATATCTTAATTTTACTAAACTCTTTAAACTCTCTTCTTCTGCTCTATCATACTCAGGCTTGGTCACTTTATGTTCAAGTTCTGTACATGACATGTCAGATATTCTTTTCTTCCTTGTCTTGACGTATGCCGCGACTCCATCTAATGCTGTTGCTCGATATCTAACCGTAAACCCTTCCTCATCTCTGGGAAGGTAGCATTGGTGTATCTCTACTACATCGTCATAATCGAATCTGAAAGGATTAACCCTCATTAGAAACTTACGTTCAATCTCTATGTCTTTTGGCATATTTTTCTGTTTTCTTTTTTCTTCTACAAAGGTACGAAATAATTTTGACATATCCTAATATTCCGTTAAATCATCCAACCATATTGGTGTGTCTTCACCTAATAATGTGCCAGCTACGTTGAATTCAAAGAATTCAACAGCTTCGTCTGGAGTCATTTCATCTCTTTCAACAAGAATCTCCAGACACTGCTCTATTGAATATATAACAGTCATTTTATATGGGTCAAGCCCAATAACTGCATCGTCAAAACCATCAAACAATATTATATGTTCATCAGGATACTGTTCAATTATTTTATCAACTATCCTCATGACCTTATCTCAGTTACAACACCAGTAAGGCTCACGTATGACCCCAATGGTTTCCAATTTGTAATTTTATTAGACATGAATGGCTTCCCACCTGCCTCAGTGTTAGCCGCAAGCGTAATGTGTGGAATATCGTTAGTTGTGAAATATCCATCAACCTTAACGGCTATCGCCATATCGGATATACCGATTTCAGTCGCTCTAAGCGTCACAGTCTCACCCAAATCCCCTTTAAGGTCATCAGGTAGTCCTTTAGCAAATACAATTGTCATGTGATGCGCGAATAGTGCCCATCCTTCTGGGATTAAATGCTTCAACGCAGTCAACAATTTGGTCTTAGAGTTTTCATCTAAAACCACAGCAGAATATAGAACCTTTGGTCGGTTCTTACCGCCAGAGGCTTCCATAATCTTCTTAACTGTCAATGTTCCAACGCTCTTATGAACGTTAACCATCTTCTTAATTTTATCCAATGGTACACCGTGAGTATTTCTTTCAGCCAATACCTCAACAGTCAAACCGTTCGTTCCAACGTCTTCAACCTTGATATTAACATCCGAATAACCCAATTCCAATGCAGCCTTAACATATGCTTTCGCATCCGAAGCCTTAAGATTGGTATTATCGATAACAACTGGAGATACACCCGTTTCCATTGACGCTTTCGCGTTAGTGAAATTTAAGTTATGCATCTTACCGTGTGCCGACCAGTCACCAGTCTCGTTCATCTTCTTGAAGGCACCTAAGTAGTCACCAGTAGCTTCCCAAAGGTCATCAGTTGAGTGTATTGCTCCTTCACCGACTACTTCTCTAGCTCTAGTGGACTTACCAGCCCCAGAAACACCCCTCATAACAATTAACTCTTGGTTTGGCTTAGTGATAGCCACCCCAATAGAGTTAACACTTCCTAGTGCTTCTCTTACCTTATTTCTTATTACGTTCTTGTTCATTTCTTATTATTTCGTAGTTAACGCAAAAGCCATTTGTCTAAAACGACTAATTATCATTCTAACATAATCCTCTGAGTCAAATCCATAAGCACCAATTGCCCACATGTCATTCAACTCTACCAAATGTGTTTCCCCAGTATCCAATACACCAACATCCATTGTATAAGCCAATGGTTTTGTGGTTAAATCATTTTCATAGATATTCATAATGTATTTAATCGCTTTCATTCTAGGGAATACCGTAAAGTCACCTTTATAGTATTGAATACCTTTCAACTCACCATTATGAATAAAGCATCGATATTCACTTACGAAATTAACCACATCTGATAGGTACAATTCCGTATCATCAGCTACATCATAATAATCTCTGAATATTCGCATTTGACCATCATTCTCTATCACGTCACCCGTAAACTGTTTAACCTTTCTTGAAGGTTTAACAAAGTATGGATATTCATGGTTAATTAAGTCATACACAGTACATTCAGTTACAGTTCTACCCATAGCGCTCTTATTATTAATGAGAGAGTCTGGATAGCCAAGATATTCAGGAGTCATTACACCACATTCCTTGAAAAACATCTCTGTGAACTCTACTGAACCAATACAAATATCCTCAGTAATATTTGGGTAATTAAAGTCGAATCCTCTGACAGTATCACAAGGTATTACTTCATACCCTAAATCAATAGCTGCTTGTTTGGACGTGAAAACAAAATCATAAGCCCATTCACCAGCTTCCTTTTCTAAAAATGCACGTTTCATATCAACTCTTTAGCTTTTAATAGTTTTTCTACACTTTTCCAATCTACAAATGGTCTTAAGGATAAATTTGCATCATATAGTAACGGACAACCTAATGCTGCATCGTCAATATACATTTGAGCATATGCCTTTGGTGATTCTGTCCACGATTTTTGCTCTGGATTAGTCTGAATACCAAATAATGGTAAGTCATTCTTTTTGAACCAATTAACGGCATCGGTTAGTCCATGTGGAGTGCCGAAACTCGTATTACTTACCTCTCCATCACTACGCATAGTGAATAGGATTAATTGATGGCCTTTATCTACTAATTTACGTAGAACTTCAGCCGCACCTATATCCGAACCCACTAATGGGTATTCATGTGTGACACAAGTACCATCAAAATCCACGGCTACTGTAATTGTTTTATTTGAATTTCCAGACATATCCTTTATATTTTTCTCGTTTACCATTACAACATTGACCAATGTATTGGGGACTGAAGCCGCATTGTTCGTGCGCTTCTTTCGCAGAACCAAATTCTCCAACCATATTACCCTCTAAATCAAACATTTGTATTGGTTTAGCACTTATTATTCTCTTCCTATTTATAATCTCTTCAGATTCCTTAACCCCTTTTCTAGGGTTAACATACCCATTTTTATATAACTCTTTATGAGTGTTACTCATATTTTCTTTGGCTTCATCAGAAAACGATTTACTCTTAGTCCAATGATTATCACCACCCTGCGCCTCACTCTTTATTTTATTTCTCCATTCTGGATGTTTAAGTCCTAAGTTAGCTTGCCTTACTTTCTCTTTAGTCTCCTCACTTCGTTTTACACCTAATGAAGAGTTTGCAATTAAATTTATATTTAACTTTGGTTTTAATTCGTTTATAAATACCTGTTCCCTAACTATCAAGTCCTTCTCGTCCGAAACTTCCTCTAATAGTTTAAATTCAAACTTATCTTCACCGTATTTGTTAAATGAATTTTGTAACTTACGATTCTTATGTACGTCTCGTCTAAGTTCACTAAAATGTCTGTTTTTTCTTTTCCGAACATTCTTAGATGAACCTATATACCTTTTACCGTTAACTTTGTTAAGTATCATATAGATACCGATTTTATCCTTTGCCATATCATTACCTTTATAGTAATAAATATGTAGATAAATCAGTAAAATCCGCTACCCATCAAAATCTATTGCAAAAATCATATTACAAAGATACTAAATTAAATTGAGAAATACAAATAAATTTAACTATAATATGATGAATATACGTCAGATGTTAAACCGTAGTCAATGATAACAATTTCGTCAGTTCCACCACGCTTAACAACTCCATAAGAATTCATTCTAGTAAGGTCACCTGCTGGAACACCGTAGTTACCAATATAATCGAATACACCATAAATAAATTCTTCTTCCCACATGGTTTATGAAACCATGTGGTCTATTGGCATTTTATAACCACCACCACGTCCATTAACATCTTGTCCATAATTATGAATAGCAGCTTGAAAATCCTTCCATTTGAATCCTGTTATATTAGTGAATTGTGCTGTATTTAGTTTCCTAGCCAATTCCATCTCAACCCATAGGTTATTTGGTTCGTAATCGAATGTTCTAGCTAGAACATGTTCAAGGTCATTATATTGGGAATAAGATATTTCAACTTCGTTCTGAGCCAGACCTTTTTGATTCTTGGCCAACTTAAGTACCTTTTCATTATCAATTTTAAATACCACTCTGGCAGTACCAGCCGCTATTCGTTGTAAATGAGTTTCACAGTATCGTACCCTTGCACTATATGAACGCAATGTTTTGAACTCTTCCATATTAAAACTGGAAGGATATTCTTCACCCATTAAAGTCTCGATAGTTTCAAATACTTCCTCTTCAGATAAAACTGATTCTAATATTGGGTACAATTTCATTTCCACTGAGAACAATTACTAGCCCCACGTTTAATCATTTGGCTTTCGATTATATCCCACGGAATTAGAATTCCATCATAACCTAATACACCATCGTCACTTATCATGACTTTACCGTTAGGTGTGTCTACACCATCGTAAACTATACCATTAAACTTAATAGCTTCCCGAAGCTTATTTCTGATTGAGTCCTTCATGTGGGCTTTAGATATAAATATCGCCTCACATGGTAAAGATTATACCTTCTGTTTACGCTTATTAATTACTTCTAACCATCTCTCATTTTTGACTCCTATTCGGTCACATAATTCTTCGTAAGTAACGTCATAATCACCCAATAGGGAGAAAATACATTGTAGTGTATCTGCCGCCTCTTCTAATACATTATCTCGTATATCTTCTGGCGTATCATTGGTAATCTTTCTACCGATGGTTTTATTAACCCCTTGAGCCAATTCTCCGACCTCTTCGAATAATTTACATAGCTTCTCAGAAGTGGGTGCAACATCATAAGTATTAAGCTCATGACTTCGTTCGTAATGTTCTTTCATTTTTTATGTTTTTGACACTTACCGTATAAGTGGTTGGTCATTTGTATACAGGTTTCACAGTACTCCAACTCATAATTAGGTTGGATGTAGCTCATATCTTCTTTCATGAATTCAATCTCATAAGTCTCCTTATTGAATCTCATAGTATTACCTATTTCTACGTATTGTAGTTGTTCTTCAGTTAATGTTTCTATGTTGAATTCGATTTCATCGTGAATTTCTTTTTCGGCTCGTAGTAAACAGGTTACCACTCCCTCGTCAATGTCGGTTACGTGGCCAATCTTGACTGTAACCTTACTTATCTTCTCTCCACAAACTTGGCAAAGGTTATTGTCTTCACTACAACGTTCACATACCTCATCACAAGGGATATGCGCTGTAACTACCTCTTGTCCACATACTTCACACTCACCATCGGAGAATGCGTGTAGGACTATCATACCTTGACTATGCTTATCACATTTCATTAGATGTTCTTTAATGACCGTAACCACATTCGTTTGTGTTCTGACTCTTCCAGCACTTTATACTGAGCTTCAGTCAAAGTCACCGATTGAGGCTCATCCTCAAACTTACTAATGTACTTAACCATATGGTTAGATATATCTTCCAACGTAACTACCTTATCACCCATTACTATTTCGATATTAGGTTCCTCTTGTATTGTTGTAAACCAACGATAACGTCTTTCAAGAATTTCGTGAGCATTGGTCTTTATATTAGACCAATTTCTAGTCGGCAACAAAAGACCAGCTATATCAACTTTAGATTGTGTTGATAGCCAGACTTCGAATTTGTTATACTCTTCCTTGATATCTACCATTATGAGGTGATTTCAGTTTCGTTCTTTACACCGTATTCGTCATAGTAATATAGGTCAACTCCTTGAAATACTAAGAATGAATACTCAGTCTCTCCACGAACTCCGTCTTCAAATTCACATAAATAGTTATCTTCAAAACCCTCTGCGAAATATGGATTATCATCCAAATCCTCTCTACCGTGAATACCAAACAATGCAGCATTCAGAAATTGGTAGTCCTCCAATTCCAATTGCTCTGAAAATCCCTCTACCTCATATTCACAGAATACGATACCCCAAGTACCGTTTAGTGGTTTTAAGCTGTTTATTAATTTTACAAATCTCTCTACATGTGGGTTGTCCACTGATGTTGTAATCGTCTCTGTTGTATCCCCATTAGCATCACCAATCATGTAGTCGAATACTAGTTCGTAATAAGGTATTTTGCCACCTTTGGGCTTGTCCGTATTTTTCTCTTTAAGTTTAATCATGTTCTAAGTTTTATAGTACAAAGATACGCATAATTATTGAGAAAATCAATGTAAACCTTGGTATTAAATTGTTGAAGGGGTAGAGGGACTCGAACCCCCATTTTCAACTCCGATTACGATTAAAAGTTTAGAAAACTTAGTCGGTTATACCCCCATATTACACAATAAAGTATATACTGTAACGTTGAGACGGAGGTGGGATTCGAACCCACATTTGCAGCTCCATTACCGTTAACAGGGTCGAAACCTGAACGGGCTACACCGCCATAAAGTACTCTCCAAGAGATTTGAACTCTTACTCTGAAATTCGTAGTTTCAAGTGCTATCCAGTTACACCAAGAGAGTGTGTACCCCTAGAAGGGTTCGAACCTCCACCAAAACTTTAGGAAAGTCTTATGCATCCATTACACCATAGGGGCGTTTTAAGCAAACATGAACCAAGCAATTAAAAAACCTAATCCAAATCCCATTGCCATTATAAAACCAATTACAAAGGCAAGAATCATTAGCACCTTATCATCTGACTCATGCTCATTCCAGTTTTCTCCAATAGTCGCCATTATACTTTAGTTACTTCGTACATACCTAAGCACAACATTCCGTAAGATAAATCTTCCAACATTGGCTGGAACATCTTCTGATTCTCAGGATTGTCCTTAATATGATGGTCGATGTATAACGTGTTAATCATCTTACAGTGCTCTACCAACGCTTCTAATAGCGTATTAGGCATCATATTAATCTTTGCCTTAATGTAGGCGAATTGAATCTCCTTACTGATGAAGGAATCAGCTAATATATCTTCATACGTTGGGAGTGCCAACCCAGCAGATAGTAAACGAGCCATTGTGTAGCTAAGATACAATCCAGAGGATGTTTTAGGTTCTAACATATCCTTAATCCAGATATTCTTAGTTGAGTTAGGTTTTGACTTCAAAAACTGACCTTTGATAATGTTTACCACCAATTCGATGTTATTATCTAACTTTTCCATCAGCTCTGCAATCAATTCGGAAGCTAACATTGCATTACCGTTTCGACTACTAAGTTTATTATTACCTACCATCACTAAACCTAATGGTAAGTGGTTTACTTTAGGTGCAATCGTTTTCAATAGGGTAAAGTGGTTTTCTTGTTCTGCACCAGTCAAGTATAATGTATCGTCATTTAATTGTGTGGCTAAAGCCACATCTTGATAGAAGTATGTTGTATTACCGTCCGATTTAAGCCCGACAATCTTCTCTTCTCCCAAATCGAATACTAAAGTACCTTCGTAATCGTCTTCACCAGCTACAAGCAACTCATGGTCGCATTCAACCATAGAAGCATAATGATAATCATCAACGTAATAATTGAACTGGTTACATATAATTACAAATTCTTCTAGCGCATCCTTATGAGCGACTTCACCCTCTAACGTATCACCTAAAATAGTGATAGTCTTTGCTGTTACTCCCATATTACTGAATGCTGAAGCAAAAACTAAGTTGGATAGGTGGCCAACGTGTAAGTGCTTATTAAGATTAGGACTAAACCCATCCATATACTTATACACCGTATGACCTTCAAACATATGTTCTAAGATAGAGTCATCATTCAATATGATGTTGGTATAAGCTCCAGATTCCTCCGTTGCCAATCCCCAATGTTCACACCATTCAGTGACTTCTTCATTAGGCTTCCCGTACACACATAGACCGAAATCCATATTAGGTGGGGTTTGTTTTACCTCATTGATTTTGATTTTCATTATTCCTTGTTTTTAAGGTTCTTTTTAGTTTTTTTTTCTCGAAATGCCATGTTAAGTAGTTCAACCACGTTATTACGAAGAAGAATCCATTTAGAGCCATAAATGCCCACCATGTAAATTCATCCGAAAATAACATAACATTAAATAGAATAAGTACCACTATTAGGTTGGGTAGATTCATTGAATCTGTATATCCTTTAAAAAATCTTTTTATTTGTTCGTTCATTCCACTATTTCGATTATCTTACCTTCACCTACTTGACGGGCACCTTCGTACAACCACCATGTACGTCCAACGGTAAGGTATTCTCTAACGGTTTCAGTGTTAATGAATTTAACCGTTACAATTTTATCTTCTCCACGTTTTATTTCATCATACTCAAAGTCTATTTGACCCATGAAATTTGCTTTGATGGTGTCACCGTGTAGATATTCAAATACGTGTTCTGGTCGATATCCACTTACAATGCCAGCTTTTCTACCACCTCGACTATGTAAACGAATCTTAGCTTTTACCGTTATCAAGTTGTTAGTGTCTCCACTCATTTTAATTTCTTCCATTTTACAAAGATACACATTTATTACTAAAAAATCAAGTGTCGCGGTGAGCAGGTTCGAACTGCCTTATCTTCGGATATGAGCCAAAGACCTCTGCCACTAAGCACCGCAATGTTAGTCCCGATACACAGAATCGAACTGTGTCCTACACCTTATGAGAGTGTCGTTCTAGCCATTATACCATATCGGGTTGTTAAATGAATGTACGCTCTTCCTTGATTTGTTATACCTAGGGAATCTTGGGTAAGACCCCTAGGTGGAGATTCGAACTCCTTAAACCAGACTGCTTTATACCATCTGGACAATTCATTTTGCGCCTACAGAGAATTTCGAAATCTCGACCTGAGAGTTAAGCCTCTATAAGTCCAGCATGTATCTCTCTATGACAATTACTACACACCATAATACATTTATCTAATTCTTTTTTTACTCTAACCCAAGACCTTGAATGTCCTCTTTGAGAAATGTTAAAATCTTTTTTACTTGGGTCTAAATGGTGGAACTCCAAAACGTCATTACACCTATTATAACTACATTTACAGCATTTACCACCTTTATATTCGATGGCCATTTCTTTAATTTTACGCCTTCGTTTGGTGACCGCCTTAACAGCAGACGCCTTGCGCTCCTTATCTGTCAATAATTTCTTAGGTCTGATAGTAACGTAACTCCTAACAGTTGTCTTACCAACGCCAAACTTATCTGCCGTTTTCTGACATGAATTACCTTCATCATAGTAATTCTGTAACTTAGTTACTAACTCTTCAGATAGTTTATTCTTGTGTCGTGTATCGCTCATATTATTAACTGTTTACGTTAATAAATATAGTCAACTTACAAGAAAATGTAAATAGATGCTCTCAGTGCTAGATTCGAACTAGCGTGGAGGGGAACCCTCGGAAGATTAACAGTCTTCTGCAATCGGCCACTATGCGAACTGAGAATATTTTTTGATATTGTGAACTTCACTTTCTAAGCTATATTACCACTTTACACTCTACGGGTATCAGCCTCTCTAGAGAAATATCAAAAGTTGCGGAAGTTGGAATCGAACCAATCACAGTATGTTTCAACCTGATAGGTTATGAGCCTATCTGAGCGTCACCACCAGCCCTCATTTCCGCGATATATTATTTTACTTTAAGGAAGTCTTCAGTATCCTTAACTGTTCCATTCTCAAGGTAGTTAGGGTATACAACTTCATTGAAGTGTTTGAGTTGTTTCTTATACCAATAACCATCTTCCCCGTTCAAAACAGACATATTATCTGATACGTCAAACCCTTTATCAGCTTCACTTCTCATCTCACCATCTAAGTGAGTGTCAGCATAACAAGTGGCTATCCACCTTGCGAATAGAAACATTTTAACATCTTCCATAGTGCAAAGATACAAAACATATTTGACATATACAAATCACTTTCGACCCCTTATCCACCCATCATCGATAAATTCGCTAAGATTATCTTTCTTTATCTTCTTATTTAAGCCATCTCTGGTTACCCAACAAGTACCGTATTGAGAGTTAGTCTTTCCAGTTCCCATACCTTTAGATGATTCAGACATCTTCTCTTTTGTTTCCTCTGAATGCTTTCGACCAGTCCAATCGTATGGCTTTAAAGACGCTAACCAGTATTCTCTGTAATTTGGGTCTGTTTTTAGTCTATTGGCGTGTCTACTACTCAATAATTGGAATACTTTGCGACCACCAGCAGAATGGAAATTCTTTCTCTGTTCTTCACTTGAGAAGCCGCCTTCACCACCTACCTTCAGATTCATACAGTCTTCTTTAGCTACCTCATTAAGATTAACTATTTCAGTTTCCCTATCCTTCAACTCTTTTCTGGTGTCAAGGAACTCTATGAATTCAACCTTATGGTTTTCTTTACCATGTTTATTAAGTGACCTCTTTAATCTTGTTCCAGAACCCATATAACCATCTTCTAAGTTATCTGTTGAATGCATACCGATGTAATATCTACCACTAAGTAAATTAGTTGTCTTGTAGATGTAGTGAAACTTCTTTTCTCTTCTTGCCATAATCTATATCGTTTAGATATAAATATAAGGCTAAAGTACAAAAAGTAAACCTCTGGAAGCAGGAGATGGAATCGAACCATCGACAACCGTTAGGCTATTTGAGCTTATGAGACTCATGAGATACCACTTCTCGACCCTGCATTTATGTTTAAAAATAGAACCCATA